GTTCAGGGCGCTGGTTTGGTCAACGAGCGCGGCACCAGAGAAGAAGTCATTCTTCTGCTCGGTGCTCATGAAATCTACGACGCTAACACGTTCTGCAATCTTGAATTTGACCGATGTCGGCTGGCTGGACTCTGCACCGAATACATAGCCAACTCCCTCTGAGCCATCGCTTTCCGCAAGCTGCATGGCGCGAACCAGTTCGTTCGGCATCCAGTTGATATCAAGCTTCGCATCGTCGCCCGCCTTTGGTGTGTTGCCAGGAGCCGGGATTTCAGTGATGCGCTCCATCAAGGCATCGAGAGCGACACTGCTGTCGTTTGCCTCCCAGCCACTGGCTTTGTAGATGTATTCCGTCTGCTCTTCGGTATTGAAGTAACGGTCACCCTCTTGCAGAGGAAGGCCGTTGTCACGAACGACAGGGTCTGTCGCGGATGGCGCGAGGAAACCTGCGGTGCGCGCTGTGGCCGTGTCTGCTGCCTCCTCGGCAGCCTGGGCAGCTTCATTCGAAGCATCCAGCGCCTGCTGGATTGCCTCGGAGGACATAGCGCTTTTGCCGGTGTTCACCGCGGAGCCTGCGTTGTTTTTCCAGACGGTGTAGATCTCGTTGGCGTCGTCCGACTGAACCAGGAATATCTCTTGGTCGGCGGTTGCGGCCAGGCCGGCGGCCACGGACGGGTAGATCGTCGTGGAGATGCTGATCTTCTCGGCGGCGTCCGCCTGGATCTGCAGGATCACCTGCTTGAGGTTGTTGATATCGCCCGACTCTGTAGGGATTGCATCTGCAGCGGCGGCATCGTTAGAGAACCGGTACAGGATGTTGCTGCCGACTTCCGCGCGCACGGTCGCGATTTCAAGGCGCTGAGTTTGATCAGCCATGTGATTTCCTTAGGGCGAGTTTGGAGAGCGCGCCAGGCGCGGTCAGCGAATCGGGGAATTACGAGATCCAGCCGCTCGAGAAGAAGCTGCCGGTGTTGTTGATGAGCATGTCGGCGACGGCGTCGAAGATGGTGTCGACCTGGTCGTCGTGATCGTGGGTGTCGTCAGCGGTGAAAGCTGCCGCCTCGGTGAGGAATGTGGTGACCCATTCAGTCGGGGCCACAACCTCGCCTCGGTGGTCTTTCACGTGCTGGATTGCCCGGCCCTGCTCGTCGTAGATGGCCGGCACGAACACCCGACCTGACTTGAACCACGGGACAGCATCCATGCAGCGGGTGACCTTGTTGGCGGCCGGGCCGCGCGGCTGCGGCTCGATCTGTATCGATCCCTTCTTGCTGATGGTCTGGATAAGTCCGGTACCGCTCGACTTGTCCTCCACCCGCATGTAGCGCAGAGCTGCCGGCCGGAACTGGTCCCAGGGCTTCCAGCGCTCCCAGAGGCGCAGCGCCTCCGTTTCGAGGTCGCCGGCATCCCATTTCCCGCGCACGATCTCGATGATGTAGAGGTTTCCGTCTATGCCCAGGCCGCAATGGGCAAACACCGAGAAGTCGTGTTGCTCGCCCGTCTTCTGGGCGGTGTCCACGTAGACCCCGCGCCAGACAAGGAACGGCAGCTGCTCATAGGTTTTGAACCAGTCCGCATCGATCATGCCGCCGGTCAGGGCCACAGGATCCTGCTGGTACTGGCTGAGCATGGTGTAGGCGTCTTTGTCCCACAGCGCCATCAGGTCGTAGACCGATTCCTTGGCCGGCCAGTAGGACCAATACTCGACGCCGCCGCGCACCACAGACGGGCCGCTGAAGACGTCACGCTCGGCGTGCTCTCGGATCTCGGGCGGCAGGCTGGCGATGTACTCGCGGGTCACCAGGGCCGGAACCTTGATGTGCGCAAAGTCCAGACCCATGCCGCCCTTGAGCAGGAAGCCGGATACATCGTCCGTGTGCAGGCGCTGCTGGGTGCAGATGACTGGCGTATCAGGCGATGCGCGACGGCTGCGCAGCGTGTTAGTGACGATCCGCTGAGCCTTGGCCCGCATGGTCGCCGAAAACGCGCTGTCGGCCTTCTCAGGGTCATCCAGGTTGATGAAGCCAGAGAACCCCTCGGAGATATAGCCACCCCGCACACCGGTGATCTGACCGCCCGTTGAGCGGCTGAACATCTGGTGCTTGTTGCGGCCATCTTCGTCGCAGATGATCCAGTTGGCTACGTCGGCCTTGCCCAGCGAGCAGGGCCAGAGGTCTTGGTATTCGCTGCTCTCAACAATCGACTTGATCCGGTTGGAGTTCTCCTCCACCAGGGCCTTCGAATACGAGACGCTGAGGTTGCGGGTCCGGTCGTACTTCGTCATGACGTAGGCCGGCAGGTGGATCGACCAATACTCGGTCTTGGTCCCGCCTGGCGGCATGTTGAAGACGACGTTCTTGAGCTTGCCCTGAAGCACCTGCAGGGCCGTGTGATCCATGTAGCGGTGGTGCCAGTTGCAGAGGAATTTCATGCCCTGGTTGAGTTGAAACCAAACGCGCATGAACGACAGCGGCGAATGCTCGCTGATGAGTCTTGCTGCCTGCCGTTCTGCGCTGCTCATCGCCTCCCAGTCGAGCAGGTCATTCATAGGCAGCCAAGGACCGCGTCCAGCGCTTCCTGGTCGACCTTGATCGTCGACTGGGTCTCGATCGGGGCGCCGTCCTTGCCGGTCAGCTCGACGATCTGCTTGTCCAGGCCTAGGAGCTTGGCCTTGCCCATGGTGGCGGTGACAGCGGCAGCGGCTTTCTTGGTCTCCAGGGCCAGTCTCCGCGCCTGCTCAAGCTCGAGCAGCAGCGTGTCGACGGTGATTTCATGGCGATCCATGACCTGATTCCTTAACTCTTCGATCCGGGCCTGCACCTGCGGCTTCTGGAGGGTGTTGTAGCCTTCACGCTGGGCTGTCTTGTCGGCCATGTTCGCGGTGTTGTAGGACCGGCGGTACGCCTCTGAAGCATTGCCGGTCTCGACATAGACGAGGCAGAAGAGCTCCATCTTGTCGGTGAAGCGTCTCTTGGCCTTGCGTTCCATATCTCACCTACGGGCTAATCAATTTCCACTTGTAGCCGACCCACTTCGGCAGCTTGCCGGCGGTGAAGATCGGCGGCTTCGTTTCGGTGCAGCCGGCCGGAAGCAGCCAGTTACCTGGCACCTGAGGATCGCGCTCGGCAATGGTCTCGCCGATATAGAAGCCGTTCTGGTCGTACTGGTAGACGGTTTTCTGGTTCATAGGTATCGAATCCATCGGACCTGGGCTAGGTTGATTGGTCTTGCTTCCGTGCCACCGTTCGAGCCGAGACTTATCGTGTGAGTGTGTGAGCCAGCGAAAGATGTTGTCTTGGTCTCGGTGCCGTAGTAGTTCTCATCCCCGTACACAGCGTTGCCCGGCGTACCAACAGTCCGATCCAGCATAAAGGTCATCGTATGGCTGTGCTGGCCAGAGGCTGCGGCCGAGGCGCTGTGGGCGTGAGCTAGGTTTTGACTTGGCTCAAGCGTGTTGCCTAGCGAGCGACCTGGGTTCAGGCCGCGTCCGTCATCCAGGAAGCGAGGGAAAACCCCGCGCCAGTCGGGAAGCCTGAACTCGGTACTGAGTTCGCCACCGGTGTTGTAAGTGGTGCCAATCAAGGCGAATAGCTTGGGATACGCAGACCGGCTCAGCACCGATCCCACGCACTTGAGCCAGCCCGGGTCGGGCGAGCCGTTATGAGCGACATCCTTGTACTCGCCCACGCTGAACGATGAGTACAGGCTTGCGCCGATCAGCCGCCAATATGTCGGGCTGCTGGCCGGGGCATTACCAGTGTTGGCGTTCGCTATCGACTCGTAGAACAGACCATCCTCAGGGGTGTAGCACGGCGCACCTGAGGAATAGACCGCCTGAGGGTGGAAGGCCATGACGCCACGGCGCTCCAGGTCCTGCAGGGCGGAATCGACCCGGTTGTGCCACCAGTTCTCTTGGCCAGCACGCGGAGCATCCTTGTCCTGGCCGCCTTCCCACCCAGTACTCTGCCGGGCGTTGTCGGGCACCTTGAAGGTATTGTCGTTATCCTGGGTCTCGACGCCTTGCGCCCAGCGCGTATTGAAAGCCTCTCGTGCCATCAGGAAACGTCTCCAGGCAAGGTGAAGTTCGCGTAGTTGAAGATCAGGCTCGATGTGCGCTCGATCTCGCTGATGTTGGTCGGAAGGATGTAGATCTGACCAATCCGCGTTCCCTGTGGGCGCGGGATGAGGTCGAAGTTCTCCAGCAGGAACTGCGTGGTGTTGTCCAGTTCAGAGGCGATTCCGATGTCGAATGACTTGTCGCCATTGCTGTTCAGGGCTGTGACTTTTACCCCTATAACGGCCTCCAGCAGAGCGATGATGCTGTCGCTAGTGCCGTCGCTGACGTTTCGGGCGATCTTCGCCTTGATCAGTTTTCGGTACAGGTCGTTGTTCAGTGGCGCATCCACCGCGCCGCCGTCGCCTATGTAGGGCGCGACGTTGTAGTTGGTGTAGTTGTCGTTGCCGGCGTAGCCGAATACGTCGTAGGCCGCGCCCCGCAGGATAGGGCGCGGAACGCCCACGATGCGCCCAATGACGTCCAGATCCTCACCGGTGACAGTGTCGACGTCGTAGGCCGAGTAGATCTGGCTTATCGGCTGCTCAAGCTTCTCGTTGGCGATGGTCGGCGTCAGCGCGAGCCAGCGAGTCATGCGCTGCTTGCCGCGGTACTGGTTGATGATCCTCTTCTTGGCGCGCGCTACATGGTCCATTTTCATAGCGGCACCGATACCATGATGTTGTCGGGGTCGAAGGTCGCCAGCTCGGCAATGCCAGGCTGGATCGGCGTGACGCCCTGACTCACCGAGCTAAGACCGATGGTCAGGCCGGTGATGTAGCTGTCGCCGTACTGGCCAAGTACCTTGTTCACCGGGGTGTACAGGCGCCCAACCGGCACCACCTCGCCAATGTCGTAGCCGCCCTGATTGAAGCCTTTCACCTGGTCGTCAGCGAACAGCTTCTTGGTCGAGTCCTCGACGATGGCGTCCTTGATGCGCTGTTCGATATCGCTCGGGAGATTGCCTTTGCGCTGGACACTTACAGCGACGTGAATCGGTAGTGCCGCGGCTCGCTGGAAGGTCATCGTCTCGATGTTTCCTGTGGCTGTCGAGGTGATTTGAACCTTGACGCCTGTTGTGCCCGGCGGATCTACCCATGTGTCGGTCTTGGTGCTGTAGCGCGGGTACAGCGGGGTGCCTGGGTTGTATTTCGAATACATGGCCTGACCGATGCCTTGGTCCGTGCCGCCATTCACGATGACCGCGATTGCGGTGTACGGAATTCCGTCTGGGTCGACCGGATCGTCGCTGTTGTTCTCCAGAATCTTCACGTCTGTGACGCCGGCAACATTGGCGACCGCTGCCAGCATGTTGTCCTTCATGTTGCTACCCGGCAGGGATACCGAGTTGTTGCGCCGGGCGCGGAATTCCACATCGGATTCAGCATCCTCGCCGGGAGCTGCAGCGGCATTGGTTACCGACGACCACCCCGGGTATGGCGTGCCAATTACCGTCAGCTCGGCGGCGGCAGCCAGCACGCGACCTGGTGTGACGCATGTGGCGAAGCCGGTTGCGCTCTGTGACACGCCGATCACGATCGCTGCCGTGGTCAACCAGAGAGTATTGTCGATCCTGCTGCGGATCTGAGAGTTGGCCGGCAGCACGGTACCGGCCTGGCCGGTGATGGTGATTGGGGCTACCGAGTAGGTTGCATCCCGAATCGCAACGCCGGAAATCTTGCCGATGTTGCGCAGAGCCTCGCCGGTTGCACTGTCGGGGTCTTTGGCGCGGTACGCGGCTACAACTGCCTCGTCGAGGTTGGCCAGCAACTCAGCCTCGATCCCAATACGCTGACCATCTGGCGAGTCCGGGTCGATGTTCCAGTCCGGATCAATGGCCAGCGTTCGCGCATTGATGTCGGCCAAGTAGCCATTGAGCGACGTTCCTGTTATGCCCTGGTCATTGATCTCAGCCATTAGACGATTGCCTGTACAAAGTTGATGTCGGCGCTCTCGCCTGAGGCGCTGGTTATGGTCGCGGTCACGGTGAGCAGCCGGGTAACTGCGTCAGATGTGACGCTGAAGGAGGTCATGCCCACGCAGCCGGGGGTCAGCAGGATTCGCCGCCGGATGATCGACTCTCGGGTCGCCAAGCGTGACCCCTTGCCGAGCACGCCGCCGAACCAGTCAGTGCCGTCTGCCGTATTCAGGAACCACTCGCCAAGGAAGAACTTGAGGCGGGTGCGGACGTTCTGCGCCACCTCCTCAGCTGAGTAGCCGGTAAGGAGTTTGTCCTGGCCCATTGCCAGATCGCCGTTGGCGTCGAGCTTTCGAACGGTCACGGAATTGGCACTCCACTTGTTTGATTGCCGAACTGGACGCCTGATGTCCGGTGAAGCTTCAGGCTGATCTCACCGGCAACTACGTCATTCGGCGTCGTGACCAGGCTTGCGGGGGTGATGGTCACCCCATTGATGTTTACCGTGCCGTTGGCGCCGATTGTGATGAATCCGGCGCCGTTGCTCAGCGAAATGCTGCCGTCGTCCTTGAGCCAGGCATGCATGGAGCCGCTGACGTTGCGCAGGCGGATGCCGTCGTTGGCGAACGCGGGGATAGCGCCGGGCACCGAGCGGAAGCCTGGAGTGAAGTAGGCGTCGTTCAGCGAAAACCGCCGCGGTTCCGAGATGGCTGCCACGCCACCCTGGTCGACCCAGGAGTCGATGCATTCCTGCGAGAAGAAAATGACGCCCTCGACCCCCTCACCAATTCGGCATTCCAGCGTTCCGCCGGAGCCGCCCCAGAACTGCACCGGAACGCGCACAATCTGCCGGCGAGGCACGGGATCGCCTACGCGGGGCTCCAGCATCAGGCCAATTTGCACCTCGGCCAGCTGGGTGTCCGGGTCGAAGCTCAGCACATGGCCGGGCACGCTGGTTCGCATGTTGTCCTTCAGGTACTCCCCGAAGATGTCGCGCAGCATCTTGACGAACTGCGCCTGGGTCCTTGACGCCAGCGGGTCAATCATCGGGTCGCCCTTTCAGAGATGCCGGACTGCGCCATCGTATCCAGCCGCAGGCAGCTGATCTGGGTTTCCCAGGGGTCTCCATGGGAATCGCCGATGACGGCCAGCGAGTTGATTTTGTAGAGTCCTTCACCGATGGTGCGCGGCACCTCGTAGAAGAACGCCCCGGAGAACTCGAACTGCGGCGCCATCGACTCCAGCCGGATGGTGTCGCCCAGCTTGAGCTTCGGATTGAGGGCGAAGCGGATGCCAACCTCGGTATCAGTGACCACGGGCGACCCGATCATGCCGGTAGCCGCATTGATCACGTAGACCTCGTTGGGCATGGCGAAGCCTTTCTTGATGATCTTGGTGGCGCCATTTTCGATCATCCAGTCAAACTCGTAGGCAGCCGCCAGCTCGTTCATGCAGGCCACTGGACTGCCTTGCAACACAGTGCCCCCAGAACGACGCTTGAGATCACCGAAGTCCCCGAAGAACTGGATGTCTCCCCCGAAACTGTCGGCGCACTCTTCGATGATCTGTACCGGGTCTGTCTCGGGCGCCAGGGTCAGGTTGATGATGCGCTGATCCCGCTCCTTGGCTTGCGAGCGGCAGAAGAACTTGATGCCCCGGGTCGAACCGCCATCCTCAAGTATCCGCTGGACGTTGGTGATCTGGCCGAGGAACACGCTGCCAAAGCTGTCCGCGTAACCGGCCTCAAGCGAGATGAACTGATATTTCTTGGTGATGCCATCGCCCAGCATCTGCCGGGCTGCGTAGTCGGCCACGTTGTAGATGGAGATCTCGGCCACGCTGAAAGCATTACCAGCGAAGTGGATGACCTGGAACGTGATGCGCAGCCCGTCGCCAGCCGGATTGGCCGGATTGGGGTTCATCTCGTAGGACAGGGTGCCCGTGGGCCTGCCAAAGCGCAGCCGGTACCGGCGCAGGTAGATTTCTTCACTCATCGGACCACACCAGGGTGTTATCGATGCCCAGATTGCCCGGCGTCGGCTGCGCGCCCTCCAAGGTCAGCGAGCCATAGTCCAAGCTCGGCGGCGGATACAGGCCGGCCAGTAGATCGACGTTAGGTAGAAGAAACCGGCCTGCCGTCAGGGTTACCCCGGCGGCGGTAATGATATTCACGCGGAACACCTCCAGTCCGACCATCCATTGAAGCTCTATGGTCAGCGTGTTGTCGCCCAGCGGCGCGCTGAAGGTCTGCGCGGGAACAGCCTGCACTTGCACCTTGTAGCGACTCATGGGATGACCTCGACCGAAGTGGAGCCCGACGACACCATTGGCGCACCCTGGGTAGCCACCGGGTCGTTCTGCTGAAGCTGATCAGCGGAGGTGACGCCCCGGGAGATCTGCGACTTGACTATCCGTACCTGCTGTAGCTCGGCAACGAACACCAGGCCGTCCTCATCCTCAGGCCGCGTGCGCTGGTCCAGGCGGATCAGCACCATGTCCTTGAGGGTTTCGTATTCGGTTACCAGGTCGAAGCGGGCGCGGGCCTGAAGCATTGCGGTCAGGGCCGCCCATGCCGTGGCCGACCGGGTCGCCTCGCTTCCGGAGAGCAGGTAGGCCGACACGGTGGAGATGGCAGCCCCCGCTATTCCGCCAACGGCCGTGGCGACCGCCCCCACGCCCATCATCCCGATGTCATCCAGGCCAATGCCCAGCGGGGTGTTGGACACCGCGCCCGTCAGCAAATAGCGATCTGGAAGCAGAATGGCGTGGTCGTTTACGTTCGCCCCGAACTCGACCGGGAACTGGGTCAGCTGCACGGCCTTACTGGTCACACCCTCAAGCTTCGCGTCGAACTCGATCTGTCCCAGCATGGGCAACGTCTTCGAAAAGATGCTCATGACCCCGTCGGCAATGCTCATTTCACGGGGCTCCTGAAGTCTTCTGTGGTCTGGTCGATCAAGGTGGACATCTGCTCATTGATGATCTGCTTGACCTTGCCAGGGTCTGCGCCATGGATGTGGAACTGACGATTGTCCTGATGATGGACGGGTTGCTGGCTTGCTGGCGAGGACGGGGCCTGAGGCGTCTGGGTAACCGACGGGGCGACGATGCCACCGGCGGTGTAAGGCTCAGGCGCGCGCCGCTG